TTCACCAAGACGTGTGATGATAGAATCGATCTCGTGAAAGTTCATATTATTGATCTCATCCACGATCACAATACTATCATTGAGAGTTGTGCCACGCACAAAAGAGGTGCAAAGGAAATTGACAAGTTCTTTGTGTTTCAGAATATCGTATGCATCCCCGCGACCAAACAGTTCATTACAAATCGCTTGATACGGAAGTTCATAAACACCAATCTTATCTTGTTCTTTGCCTGGAAGAAATCCGATGTCTCGTGTTGGAACGACACTTCGAATAATGGTTACATTGTTATACTCAGCACGGTTTTCATAAAACAGTTCTTGAAATGCGAGATACAATGAAATAAACGTCTTTCCTGTACCCGCCATTCCGTGGAGAAGCATATGCTTATCATCATCATAAGCATCGAAAGTTAGTTGTTGACTCCACGTTTTTGGTTGTATTTCTTTGAGTTTCAAGCCCTTTTCTGGAATATGTTGTTTGTCATCAAGTGTTCCATTCTTACGTAACTTTCTTTTCTGCTTTTTAGTGAGTGACATAAGTGGCCTTTATTGTGTGAGTTTAGAATGTTTCTATATTAGCACCTCTTCCACTTGCTTTCTTAATACTTTTAAGAACATCACGAAACCCACCGTCGGGTTTTTGACCCGTACCACTGATCAAAGGTTGAGGTATGATTACTTGCTCGAGGTGGGGATGATCTGCCTTGAACTCATCGAGTTGTGAGATTTTGAGGGTGAGCTCAAACTGTTCGTCTGTCTCTTTGTTTTTGAATGTATAGGTAGGCATTGTTCTTATTTATACTCTTTTAGTATTCACAGTCATATCCATATTCCATTAGATCATCAATATTATTTGATCTCAATGCATTCTGAATTTTCTTCTGATTACGATTCTTCTCAGGAGATTTGCGACCAAAGTCACTATACTTTTGTTCATCACGTGAAAACGTTTTACTTCTTGTGTTACTCATTTTTCCTTTTCCGGTAGTAGATTGGGGAATGCTTCTCTTACAACTTTCTCCGTGATTCCCTTATACGGCATTTTCTTATCCTTGATTGCAATCAACAGTTCCGCGTCTTTTGGATCAATTGATTCCAACAACTGGATAAACAAAGTTTCTCTTCGAATCGGACTCAAATCTGGATTACCGCCCTCAATGAACAAATACAGGCGTCTTGCTTCATTATAGAACATATTCTCATTATCAATCGCTTCGCACTTTTTGAAAGGTGGTTCGCCTGGGGGCAGTGCAAATTGAATGTTTGGATCAAATCTATACTTCAAAAGTGTTTTCAGAAGTTTGTTCGGATGATGCGAACGAAGAAATGCAACACGATCTTTTCGACTTGAAATCTCTGACGCTTCTTTTAGAATAGTGCTAATTGATGGAAGTTTCATCTCAAAATTCTCCAATCTTTTCTGTAAGGTTTTTTAGTTTGTTTGCGATAAAGTAGTTGAATAAATGACTGCGATCACGATTCTCTTGTGCATTATACTGTTCAAGAATCTGATCTCGAATATCATCTGGAATCATCTCCAGATCAATCAATGCACGGTTTCGATGCCAGTTTCGAAGTTGTTCTGAATCAAAAACATCTTTGGGTTCGAACCATTCAACAACTGAGTCATCCACTCTTTCAGTTTCTTAGATGTCACTCTGCGCTGACGACCCTCTGAAATAAAGATATCATCTTCACTCAGAAAGTTTGGAACTCCATCCCCCGCATCACCACGAATGATGTGTTCATACAAATACTCAGTTGGTTTTTGATTCTTCAACCAACGTTTTCGAGTCGGATCATACTGAGTGACATTTGCATATTTCTGAAGTTGAACAAAGTCTTTGTCTCCAGAGATAATCAGAATTGGATCGCCACCAAGTTCTTGACCAAATTCGGAACAGAGTGTGCCGATGATGTCATCTGCTTCTGCACTCTCGACTTGAATAGTGCGATAGGGAAAGTTATCTCGAATCTCATCACGAATCTTATTCAATGATTGAAAGATATTGTTCCAATCAAGGTCAGATGAATCACGACTCTTTTTGCGGTTTGCTTTATAGTAAGGGAAATAAGACTTGCGCCAATAGTTCTTATCATCACACGCAATCACAAGATCATCGCCATATTCTGAACGAAACTTGACAAGGTTTGAACGAATCGTGTTGAGAATCATATGACGCAACATATTCTCATCCATCACGATTTTGTGTCCGCCAAGGGACATCATAAGATTTGAAATCATTACCTGATTTAGATCTAAAAGTATCATAATATATTTATCTCAATTTGTATTTATAACACCATTATACAATAAAAGTCTATTCTAAGTCAAATCGCATTTCACCATCTTCATTACCATAGATCATTTTTGCGAAGTCTTGATAAGGATGCTCAATCCCCTCAACAGATAACAATAAAGAACGAATTGAATCATATATCAACGATACGTGTGTAATGTATCGATCCTCCTCTAACTCATAACCACATTCATATAACATATACATCAACTCACCAACAATCTCATTTGTCACATTCTGAACCGCTAACTCAGTCTGTTCTTTCTGATTCGTTGGCGGAGAGACAGGTTTCAGTTTGTCACTCTTCTTCTTGTGAGGGAATTCGATTACTTTACTCACGACGTATACACAAATTCTTCAGAAGGAATTGAACGATCAGTCACCTGTTTCTGCAAGGAGGTCAATAAACCTTCCCATTCCATCACACGCATATCCCAACCATAATAAATGTCAGTGTATGTTTTCATCGCATCAAGATTCGTGAAGACACCAGTCTTTTCATAATTCTGAATCACTGACTCTAACATACCATAAAACAAACCCGCGTGTCTCGTTGGATCTTCGTGTAACTGATACATCTGTGTCCAGTTAGCAGACGTTTCAGGTAACGCTGCGTAGTTTGAATGAACACAGACCAAACCTGCGGACATTGCTTCAATCAGTGAGAGACAAGATGTTTCAGGCCAAATCGATGGATANGCAAAAACGTGTGACTTTGTAAGCGCTTCTCGAACCACATCATTTGGTTGAGATCCGTGATAAGTCATTTGATCGTGATTCTGAATTTGATCGAACAACTCTTGATACTGTTCATCACGTTGTTTCCAACCATAAATCTCAAACGATGAGAACACGTCCAGATGAATGTTATTATACTTCTCTGCAAGTTTTTCAAAGACCGGTACAAGAATATTCAGACCACGGTGAGGTGTCGATGTATAAATGAATCGAATCGTGTCATTACTCTTTGGTTCTTTTGGTAATTCAATGGGATCGATTGCATTGCGCAACACGACACACTTCGACCAAGGAATACCATACGCCTGCATATAACCTTGCATTTGCCAGTTCGACACAAAGACAAACTTATGAAACTGATTCATCTTGTTTTTGTCTTTGAGAAACTCTGACTCAGGATCGCCGGGGAGGTCGTGGCTCCAGAAGACTCGAATCTTATCTTCTTGTAATTCGCGAACACGAGATGAAACAATCTGAAAGTCTTTCAATAACTCGGAATCGACACGTTCTGCCAACTCCATTGTCATTCTTTCAGTGCCGCCCATCGAATTTTCATTTGTTTCATTACGAACAAACTTACCATCCTGAATCTCAGCCATAGGTATAACCACCACTCTTTTCTTCAATCAACTTTTCATTCTTGACTGTCATAATGGTCCCGCGATGACCTTTATTCGATTCACGACCAAAAGGCAACAATACGTCTGAGTATTTGCCGCTTGTTCGAACCGAATAGACAATCTGTCCTGTGCTTTTCAATCTAAATCTCTGTGTATTCATAACTTACTCTCCATCATTTACTGTCATTATAACAACTCATATAGTGGTTGTCAAATCACAATTTCTCCAAAAATTTACCACTTATTTTTCCACCAATAAATCCATTGTAATAATCTTCCGTCAATAAAACCTCACGATCAACCTGTTCCTTCATCTCATAATATGAACACTGTGTTTTTGATT